TGTAAAAGTAAATTTAATGGAAATATTAGTAATTGGGATACATCAAAAGTAACAGATATGAGTGAGATATTTGCATATTCTCAATTTAATGGAGATATAAGTAAATGGGATACAAGTTCAGTAACAGATATGAGTGAGATATTTGCATATTCTCAATTTAATGGAGATATAAGTAAATGGGATACAAGTTCAGTAACAGATATGAGTGAGATATTTGCATATTCTCAATTTAATGGAAATATTAGTAAATGGGATACTTCGAATGTTACTAATATGTGTGGAATGTTTTGTAAAAGTAAATTTAATGGAGATATAAGTAAATGGGATGCTTCTAAAGTAACAGATATGAGTGAGATATTTGCATATTCTCAATTTAATGGAGATATAAGTAAATGGGATACTTCTAAAGTAACAGATATGAGAAGTATGTTTTGTAAAAGTAAATTTAATGGAAATATTAGTAAATGGGATACTTCTACAGTAACAGATATGAGTCATATGTTTTATGATTCTGAATTTAATGGAAATATAAGTGATTGGGATACAAGTTCAGTAACAGATATAAGTTGGATGTTTTATAAAAGTAAATTTAATGGAGATATATCAGATTGGGATACATCTAATGTTACTGATATGAGTGAAATGTTTTCTTATTCTCACTTTAATGGAGATATAAGTAAATGGGATACACGTTTAGTAACCAATATGAGTGGTTTGTTTTCTTATTCTCAATTTAATGGAGATATAAGTAAATGGGATACAAGTTTAGTAACTGATATGAGTGGTATGTTTTCTCATTCTCAATTTAATGGAGATATTAGTAAATGGAACACCTCTAAAGTAACTTATATGAGTGGTTTGTTTTCTTATTCTCACTTTAATGGAGATATCAGTAAATGGGATACAAGTTTAGTAACCAATATGAGTGAAATGTTTTATAAAAGTAAATTTAATGGAGATATCAGTAAATGGGATACTTCTAATGTTATTGATATGAGTTGGATATTTTCTGGTAGTAAATTTAATGGAGACATTAGTAAATGGGATACAAGTTCAGTAACAGACATGAGTTGGATGTTTTCTGATTCTCAATTTGATGGAGATATAAGTAATTGGGATACTTCTAAAGTTACTAATATGAGTTGTATGTTTTATGAAAGTAAATTTAATGGAGATATAAGTAATTGGGATTTTAGTAATCTTGAACATGAAATAAATAATATTGGTATTGAAATAGATAAAAAATGGACCACAATTAAAGTAGATAAAAAAGATATTGAATGTTGCGTTTTATTTCAACCTATTGAAAATGAATTTATTAAATGTTTAACTTGTAATAACTGTTTTGACATTTCAATGAAAACAAGTTGGATTAATAATAAAAATAAGTGTCCTATGTGTAGATCAAAATGGACAAATAATAAAATTTATTTAATGGGATAAATTTCGATAATTATCATGATTATTAAAATGGTAATATAATATTTTAACCTAAAAATAGAGATGAATTAAAAGAAACTGTTAAATTATGACGTAACAATGAATAATATGTTTTGAATAAATATGGAGATATAAGTAAATGGGATACATCTAAAGTAACAGATATGAGTGTTATGTTTTTTAAAAGTAAATTTAATAGAGATATCAGTAATTGGAATTTAAGCAATATTCAACATAATATAAATTATATAAAAAAGTAAAAATAGAATGTTATATGAGTTTTGATAAAAAAGAGATTGAAATTACTGGCCCAGTGGTGGGTATAGATCTTGGTACTACTTATTCTGCTGTTGGAATATATAAAGACGAAAGAGTGGAGATTATAGCAAATGAACAGGGAGATCGGATAACACCTTCTTTTGTTGCTTTTACAGATGAAGAAAGATTAGTAGGGACACCTGCTAGATCTCAAGTTGCAATAAATCCAACTAACTCTGTATACGATATCAAGAGACTAATTGGTAGAGATTTTGATGAGAAGTCAGTTCAAGAAGATACTAAACATTTTCCTTTTATGGTGAAAAAAGATAAAGAATCAGGTAAATGTAAAATTGAGATAGTTCATAAAAAAAAGAAAAAGAGTTTCTTTCCTCAAGAGATATCTTCTATGGTTTTAGCTTATATGAAAAAAATAGCGGAGAATTATTTAGGCGAAGAAGTAAATCATGCAGTGATAACAGTGCCTGCTTATTTTAACGATAGTCAACGTCAAGCGACAAAAGATGCAGGAACTATAGCAGGATTAAATGTTTTAAGAATTATAAATGAACCAACCGCGGCGGCACTTGCTTATGGTTTAGATAATGGGAGCAAACATTCTAAAACAATTTTAGTGTATGATTTAGGTGGTGGAACATTAGATTGTTCTATTTTATTTGTGGAAGATGATTTTTATGAAGTGAAAGCAACATCAGGTAATACTCATCTAGGTGGTCAAGATTTTGATCTAAAATTAGTATCTCATTTTGTAAAAGAGTTTAAAAAGAAATATGGGTTTGATATAACGGACAATAAAAGAGCAATGCGTAGATTATTAACAGCGTGTGAAAGAGCAAAGAGAACTTTGTCTTCATCATCAAATACAACAATAGAAGTAGATGCTTTATTTGAGGGGATTGATTTTAATTCAAAAATTTCAAGAACAAAATTTGAGACCCTTTGTAGTGATCTATTTAAAAAAACAATGGTGCCGGTAGAGAGATGTTTACAAGATGCAGGAATGACAAGAGACGATATTAACGATGTTGTACTTGTTGGTGGTTCCACAAGGATGCCAATGATAAAGAAACTTTTAAAACAATATTTTAAAGAAAAAGAATTAAAAGAGAGTATAAATCCTGATGAGGCAGTTGCTTTTGGTGCAGCGGTTCATGCTTCTGTACTTGCAGGTCAAAGAGATAATAAAACAAAAGATATGTTTTTATTAGATGTATGTTCTTTATCTCTAGGAATAGAAACAACAGGTGGAATAATGCAAACTCTTATTAAGAGAAACACTCCTCTTCCGGCAAGAGCAGTTGAGACTTTTACAACAAGTACAGATAATCAACACTCAGTAACAGTAAAAGTTTTTGAAGGTGAAAGATCAAGAACTAGAGATAATAACTTATTAGGTACTTTTGATTTATCAGGAATTACACCTGCACCAAAAGGGATTCCTCATATTCAAATTACATATGAATTAGATACAAATGGTATTTTAAAAGTTATTGCTGAAGATAAAGCGACAGGTAAAAATAAGAATATAACTATATCAAACGATGGTGGAAGATTAAGTAAAGATCAAATAGATAAAATGATTCATGAAGCAGAACTTTATAAAGAAGAAGATGATAAATTTAGAAGAGATGTAAATGCAAGGAATGATCTTGAATCTTATATAGTTAATTCTAAAATATGCATGGAACAAGCAAAGAATAATAATAAACTAGAAGAAAAAGATATTGCTCACATTATTCCGGAGCTTGATAAATCTATGACATGGTTAGAAGATCATCAAGATGAAGAACATACAGAATATGAAAAAGAACAATCAAGATTAACAGATATATGTCTGCCAATTATTCAAAAAATGTACGATGAAATGCCTGATGAAGATAAGATTCTTCCTTTTGATCCTGCTACCATTGGTCAGAAGTTTGAAGAAGAAATGTTAAGAAGAATTGCTGAGTACGGAACAATTGATATTGATTAAAAAGAATACATAATAAAGATAAAAATGAGAATTAGAATTAATGTTTAAATTAATAATAAAATATTTTATAATTAATAACTATATGGATTACGATATAGTTATTGTTGGAGGTGGTATAGCTGGACTAAATCTTTGTTATCAAATAATAAAAAAAACAGATAAATTAAAAATACTATTAATAGAAAAAAATAACTATTTTGGAGGAAGAGTATTAACATCTAAATTTAATAAAGATAGTTTTGATGCAGGAGCAGGAAGGATTGCAGGGCATCACAAAAGAACAGTAGAATTATTAAAAGAGTTGGATCTATGGAAAGATAAATTTAAAATAAACTCAAACAGTTTAATTATTTTACAAACTTTGACAGAAGAAGAAAAAGTTATAAATAAAGGATATCCTAATTTTGAATCTATTTTTTATTTATTATTAGAAAAAATAAATGAACTAGAGAATAAACCAAAATTAGAGAATTTTACAATAATAGAACTAATTAAAAAATATTTAGGTGAAAAATATGCTTCTTATTCAAAGAAAGTTTTTGAGTATGATAGTGAATTGAGTTTTATGAATGGAAAAGAAGCAATTAAAAATTTAAAAAAAGATTTTACAGGAGATAAAAATTATTATGTTCTTAAAAATAAAAACTCTTCAATTATTCATAAACTAGAAGAAAAATTAAAAAATAAAATAGATATGAAATTAAATTCAGAACTATTAAAAATAGAAAAAGAAGAAAATAGATACAATTTAACTATTAGAATTGACAAAGAAGAAAAAATCATTACTTCTAACAAACTAATATTAACAATAGAAAAAGATGGACTTAATAAATTAGACTATTTGTTTAAATATAGACAACTTTTGGATTTATCACAGCCTAGACCTCTCTACAGAGTTTATGCAAAATACTCAAAAAATAAACAAAATAAAAGTTGGTTTGATGGTTTACCAAAAATAATAACTGATTTGCCTATTAAGTTTATAATACCTGTAAATCAACAATCAGGTGTTATTATGATAACTTATACAGATGGTGAATTTACTAAATATTGGAAAAATCAATTTAATAAGAACTGTTTTGATTATTTCTTAAATAAAGATCTTAAAAAATTATTTCCAGATACAGATTTTGGTGAAATCAAATGGTTAGCTCATTATTTTTGGGAAAATGGAGCACATTATTGGATACCTAAAATAGATGTAGATAAAGTTATAAAACAGATAAGAAATATAGAAGAAGATTTGTATATAATGGGAGAAGTTTATTCTAGAAATCAAGCTTGGATTGAAGGAGGTCTCGAATGTGAAGATATATTAGAAAAATTGATATAAATCACTTATTTATAGTATTATCTTCTGCTAAAATGGACATGAACTTGAACCGTCAAGGTGATTTCACCACGCAGACCACTGTATTGATTTCTGAAGAGAGACCTCCCAAAATCCCCAAACAAATGAATATGTATGCTTATAAAGACATTTTTAAAAAGCATTCAGGTGAAGTTCATGAAATTGTAAATGAAGTATTATTGTTTTACACTAGTTATGGATTTAAATGGGGTTCAGGTATTAAAAAAGGTTTAATATCTAAAGCAACTACAAATGATTTCAAAGATGAGTTTGACAAAATGCTAATGTCTTTGTCTTCAAAATATAGTCACTTTACAAAGAATATTTTAAAGAAGTTTTTTTCAGAGTTCACCAATTCAAAAATGTTCGAGAGGATCTATTACCGGACTAATCCAATGAAGGAATATGATTCAGATGATTTTCATGCAGGCATTACAAACAACGAACGAAATGAGTTCCTTAATAGTTTTTGGAATGGACTAAACAAACTTATATTTTATCATAAAGAGAAACTAAATGAAAAAACTTATTTAGTGGCTATTTTTTCTATGACTCATTAATTACACCATTTTTTTTTGTAAAAGTTCATACATTGAATAGAATCCTAAAGATTTAGTAGTTTTGTATAACTGATCAATAGTAATTTTATCTTTTATTAGGGTATCTACCAATTGTTTAGTAGAATTTAGTTTTCTAATTTCTGTATATTCATAATTTAATCCCATTGCAACTGATATCCAGTTATGAAAAGACTTATCTTTATTAAATTCCAAAACATTAATAATTTTTTTAATTATTTCTTCATCTAAATCACATAGGTTTTTTTCGGAATATAAACATTCTTCAAATTGATTACTATTGTTGTTATTATCAATCCATTGATCTATAAAAATTTTAGTACTATCATTATGTCTTATACAACTCATTAAAAGTTTATTTATTGGTTTCTTTTTTAAGATATTTTTATAAATTACTTTTTTTAAATTTAAGTTTAAAATATAACTGAAACTTCCGAGTGTATCTCTTTTAATTTTAACAGCTTGATCATATGTGACAATTTCGTTTAGATTCTCTATTAAAAATACACTATTGATACCTTTATTTAATAGAGTGCAACTTGTATCTAATAGTATATTTTTATTTAGCATATTATTAGAGTTAACCCATTCATTAAACATAACTTGACACTTTATTATTTTCTTATAAATAAATAGTAATTCAAATTTAACTTTAATTTACTAATCTCATTTATTTTATTTAACTCTATTACTATTGATTACATTTTTCATCTAAATTTTTAAGTTTATCAATAATAAAATTAGCAAAAATAAGATCTTTGTCTTTTTCCTCTTGTGGAAGATCTTCAAATTTTGTATTTGCACAATTATTTCTTCTTTCATCATTCAAAGGTTTTGATGGTTTTGTATAAGCTGTATTAGTGTTAAAAGGTGAATTATCTCTCCAATAGATATAGTTTTCACACCAACCATCATGAACTAACTCAGCTATTTTATTTCTTTTTTTTAAAATATTTTTATCTTTTTCAATTTCTTTCAATGGTTTCATTAAAGATAAAACTAGGTTGTCATAACCAAAACCACCTTGTTTTAATGGAAAAAATTTCCAATTATTTTGTTTACAATTGTATTGATGGGCATCTTGAACCCATTCATCTATAGTTTTATTAAAAATTATACATTTATAAGAGTATTTGTTATTTGCAGTTTTCATAATTTTTAACATATGTATAAAATACAAAAATCAATATTTCCTTAAAAGATAATACTAATATTAATGCTAATACTAATGCTAATACTAATACTAATATTGAATATTTAAAAAGGTAATACTAATGAATATTTTAAAATGGTAAATGTCTTAAATTACCCAAAAAATATGTTTCCTTATCTTCTTCTTAAAAAAAAGGAAAATACTAAAATAGTGATGATGTATGAAAAAGTTATTGATAAAAATGATTACGATGACATGTCTAAATTTTATCATAAAATAAAATGTTGTATATGTAATAATAAAATTTGGACTCATATTGGTCGTTCACAAGAAGAATATATGCCTTGTTATTATTGTAATCAATGTAATAATCATGTTTTTTATGAAAGTATTAATATTTCTAATTATAAACTACCTTATACAATTTCACCGACAATGAGATTTTATTGTTTTATTGAAAAAAATAGAAATGAGAGTTATCCTAAAATTATTAACAATGTAAAGGTTTATTCTGCTAAGAAGAAAAGTAGAAATAATTATGCTCAAAAATGGGTTGATCTCGTTAAAATTTTAAATCAAGAACTAATAAAAAAACTAAAAAATTAAAAAATTAAAGTAATTTAACAACTCCATTCAACATCATTTTATTTTCGATAATATTATCCGGTACAATTTCACCAGACATAAGTTTGTTAGAATCTACAGGTTTATATTTTCCTGTTGCCACCAGAGTTATATGGAAATGTTTATCATTATCAATAATTTCTTCATTATTTTCTTCATTATAAAGTTTAACTGCCATACATTCTAAACGTCCATAATTATCTTCTTTTTTAAGAATACTTGTGACATGTATCTGAATATGTGTTGGATATTTAGCGACATCATCTGCATTATATTTAAGAGTTACATGAAATTCGAGTTTATTATTTCCTTCAATGTCTTCAATATTAAAGTATTTCAGCATAGGATTATAAGGTATGCCAACGACAGTAATATCAGGTCCACGACGGTTCTTTTTAGGGGGGACAGCTTGTATAATATCTTCTATATTGTATGGAAGTTCATAACTTTGTATAGTTTTAAGTTTTTGCTTAATAATTTTAGTGGCTTTTTCTTGATCATTGCCCAAATGTAAGCTCATAAGAGACGATCCATCATCTAAAGGTTCAACTCGAATAACAGTAAAACCATCGAGATAACAAGTCATTGCATAGAAACTCATTTCCCACAACTCAGTAGAAGTGTTTGCAACAACTATATTATTTTCGTTTTTGTGATTAATATTTGTGCTTAAATAGCTTAAAAATTTGGATTGGCAATATTTATGAGCTTTCTGAATTTTAGAAGGGTTAAAACCACCATCATATAACCCGGGGTAATCATCTGCACAAGCAATCTTACGACCACACATCTCCGCAATAGTTGTTTTACCTACACCTTGAGGACCTTGGAGTATCCATACTTTATCTGGATTATTACCATAATATATTTTTACTGTAATTTTTCTATTGGCAACAATAAAAACACCTTGCTGTATTTGAAGTTCTTTATTATCATATGCAGTTTTAGTAAAATCGTTTATGGATTCAGTAAAAAATGTTTCGAGTTCTTTTTTCCAAGTATCATCTTCTTTTTCTGGAAATTTAAGATCAACGTCAACAATAGAAAGTTCTTTTAGTTTATCAATTAAATTATTTTCTGTCCATTCACCTTCATCATCTTCTATTTTGTAACTATTTTTAAACTCATTTGATTTTTTGACAGTTATTGACAAACCTGCGTTTTTTATAAGATGTATTATTTTAGGAATATTTTTACCTTCATCGACAAACACAGTACCTTTTTTAATATTTCTTTTCATAACAATTTTATCAAAATTAAATTTAGGAATTATTTCTTTGAATTTTTTGCATGGAACAAAACAGTCTTCAAGAGATAAAAAATGTTTTTGACTAAATTCTTTCCAAAGGTTGGCCATGCCTATTGAATTAATATTAAAATCCAAAAGAGTTTTAATATCTTTATCTGTTTCGATTGATTTTTTAGTTAGAAAAGAATAAAAATGACAAAATATAAACTCAATATTATATCTATGTTCTTCATTTAATAATTTTGGATAAGCTTTTTTACCTGTTACTCTTTTTTTAATAAGGTCTTTAATTGATTGACATGACACTGATGATTTTTTTAGATGTTCTCTAAGCATACGAAGCAATATATAAGAAATATTTTTAATTTTTACTGAAGCAATGACTTTTTTATCTTTTGTACAAATCAAAGCGACATAACCTTCCGTGGGAACACCTTTATTGAGAATATTAGTATACATGCATTGTTTTTTTATAATAGGATAATTTTCCCAAGGTATTATTTTGTTTTTAACTAAATATTTGTCAGGAACACCAATGCTTTTAAGATAATCGTAAAAAAGTATACCATTAACATCACTAACAATCATAGAATCAGAAGGATCTTTATTGTCAACTTTAATTAAGACAGTAAATTCAAGTCGTGGGTTTTCTCCATCTTCAAGAGGAATAAGATGTTTGCCATCATTAAATTCAACTTGAAAAGTGTGTTCTTTGCTGAGTATTTTAATTTCTTCTTTTGTCTTATTATTTAATTCTAACCACATTTCTTTGAAGGCTTTAAAAATTTCTGTCATTAGTTGTTCTCCATGTGTAGTGTTATTATATAGATCTTCAACAGGAAAAACAACACAAGATGTTTTAGAAGACAAAAAACAATATTCAGTATTTTCAAAAGAAAATAATCGAAAAGTAGCCATTTTGCCATTGGATTTTTCTGTAAAAATCACTTGAGTTGCATCATTAAAACTATCAAATTGAGGAGTGAATAAAACAGAATCATCTTGTTCATCTTCCATGCCTGAGAACTTATGAGTACCATGAGTCAGAAATAGTATTTTGTTATTATTTGTAATTGCGAATAAACCACGCGGAACTTTTTTTTGTAATTCTCGATTAGCTTGGTAAATAGCGTCATCAGGAGTTCTACGAGAAAAAACACCTAAATAGTAAACTTTAAAGTTGCAAGTTTCAATGAGTTTCTCTTTAAGATTCTCATTATGCTCAAGAGACAATGCTTGTTGAAGCATGGTGATCTGATTGATTTATTCTAGTAATATTTATAATAATTCAAATTTATAAGATTTAAAATTGAATAAAAAGAGAATATTGCAAAGAATAAATTATGAAGAGAGTAAAAATAGAATGTTTTGCAGTTTATGATTCAATACATAATGATCCAGAAAAGTATGTTTTATTTTCAAGTCAATTAGAAGCTTCAAAATATTGTGATGATATGGGAGAAGATTTTAAAGTGTGTTCTTATACGAAAGAATTTAAAATCTACAAATCCAAAAAAGAGCATGATGAATTGACTAAAGATTCTAAAGTTATTTGCCAAGAATTCCATAACGATATGTTTCTAAATTCAGAAAATCAAAAAAATATAGAAGCAATTAAATTTGTTAAACTTCGTTAAAATTTATTTAATTAAAAATATATAAATTCAAGAAATAAGGAATTCATAAAGAAAAACAGTAATAGCACAAACTAAGTTAATAGAATTACGAGTATCAAGCATTATTGAATCTGTAGTGAGTGAGTTAATAGTAGGATCAATACCATACTTCTCATCACCAAAAACAAGTAGAAAATTATTCATTTCCTTAAAAAAGTAGTCACCGAACTTTACTACAGTAGCTTTATTATCAAGATCAACAGAAAAAGATTTTTCAAAACTATTTACTAGAGTAATACAATCTTGAATAGTAGTAAAAATAGTATAATTAATTCCATTTGTGTATTTAATAATTTTTTTTTCCAACTTACGAATTGATTTTTCTCCACAATAAAATGGCTTGAAAAAGATATTGAGTGTGAAATTTGTAAACATTTGTTTAATTTTTTTAATAGTAATAAAAGTACGAGCAATATTATCTTTTTTAGTGATGAATATTAAAATAGAGATTTCTTTTTGAAAATTAATAGATGGTATTAATTTACTACTTTGAAAAGTGTTAATAATATGAAACATGGGTGATGTTGTTTGAGAAAGGACTGATCCATCCCAAATTATATCAAGATAGTGATTAGAATTTAACTTTTCTATATTTTGAATAGGTGTATATGAATTGATCTTGAAAGGTATTTTATTATTGATAATCATTGAAGGATCCTTAATAAATGTATAAGTTTCATCATCACTTGTATTAGTAATTTTATTTGTTATAACATAACACTTACACACAAAAACAGAGGTTGTAGATGAATATTTGATCCTCATAAGATAATGTTCAAGATCTTCTTTTTTAAGTTCTTTGAAATCAAAAATAATAGAAATTTCATAAGGTTTGAAGTTAGTTAACTGTTTAACTGCATTTCTCACAACTGCACCAATAGAAGAGATATATAATTCATTATTAGAATATTTAGGCAGAGATATTTTAATAATAAAAGATGTTTCTCTTACAAGTGGAACAAAAGCATGGTTGATATCGTAACCAAAACAAATATCTGTGTTGTTCTCATAAATTCCATCATTCAAGTCTTTTTTCCAACAAAAAGCTAGATCACCTTCTTTACCATTTAATGAACATTTCTTTTTTTGAGCAGAAATCATTGTTGCATCAAAGTATTATGTAAGATGAGTTTTTTAGTTCAATGAAACTATCAATTTTTTATATAAGAGTTTTTTTATAAACAAAAATATGCACTATTGTTATTTAATATATTCGCAATCTAAAAATAGATGTTATATAGGTGTGACAAATAATCTTGATCGTAGATTAGATCAACATAATCAAAAACTGTCTGGTGGAGCCAAATCTACTAAAATTGCAAATGATTGGGAATATAAAAAAGTGAGACAATTTAATAATAAAAGGACAGCTATGTCTTTTGAGTGGTATGCTAAAAGATGTAAAAATAGTAATAATAAATGGGTGAAGATTAGTGGATTAGAGAAAAAAATATATAGATTTATTAATTTTGAAGATTTAGGAGGAGAAATAGTAGTATAAGTAAAAATAAATTTATATATAGTTTATATAAATGGATCAATCCAACATGCAAAAATGGAAATGTGCAATAGTTTTAGCAATTGTATTTGTTATTCTTTCTCTTCCACAAACTTATAATCTTGTTGATAGTCTCCTTCGAGGAGTTGTAACTCCTGTTGCGAATAATGGATGTCCAACTGTGGTTGGTGTCATGCTACATGCTGTAGTATTTGCTCTTTTAGTTAGAGTATTAAAAATGGACAGAGTAAGACAAACTTTAATGCTTGAATAAATTTATATAATAATTTAAAAGTTTTTAGTAAATTAATTTAAGTTTACTAAAAAAATGAAAATTTAAACAAGAATCTTATAATAATCTTTCAATCATGGAGGTTGAACACGTTTACTCAAATATTGCAAAGAAGTTTAGTCAAACACGACCGAAAAAAAAAACATGGCATGGAGTTTCGAAATTTTTAAATAGTTTGAAACAGGATGATAAAGTATGTTTTGCAGGATGTGGCAATGGTCGTAATATGGAGTATCTTCAAGATCTTGGGATAACTGAAAATATTTATGGTTTTGATATTTGTTCTGAGTTTGTTGACGAATGTAAAGGTAAAAATTTTAATGTCATAAAAGGAAACATTCTTGATCCACCATTTGAAGAAAACAGTTTTGACATTGCTTTGAGTATTGCAGTTATACATCATCTTAAAACAAAAGAAGATAGAATTAAAGCAGTAAATAATTTAATTAAACTTATTAAACCAGGAGGTCGAGTGTTTATTTTTGTTTGGGCTCTTGAACAACCAAAAGATTCAAAAAGAAAGTTTATTAAACAAGATAATTATGTTCCATTTAAACTGAAAAATGGGACAATAAATGAACGATTTTATCATGTTTATAAAGATCAAGAACTTGAAGAAGATATTAATACTCTTCAAAAAACTAAGATTATTGATCATTATTGGGAAAAAGGTAACTGGGTTATAGAATTAGTAAAACTGAATTAAGTATATTAATTATTTAAGTGAATAAATATTGCATTATTTTATAGTTTTCTATTAATCTTCGAGTTAAATAAGGTATTGACTTACTATACTCACCATATGGTATATATTTGTAAACATCTTCTCCATAATCTTTTAACTCTTGACTAAGAATGTCAGCCATTCCTAAAAGTTGCGCATATTTAAATCTATTTTCTTTGTTATTATTTAGATTATCAAGTTCTTTTCCTATAAAACAACTTTTTTTATTATGTGTGGCAAGAATAATATCTGTTTTTTTATCTTTTTTAAATTCTGATAATAATTCTATACCTTTGTTGTAATTAATATGTGTATGTTCAATGGTGTCACATAATACTCTATATTTATTATCTTCCGATATATAAGCTCCTCTAACTAATTTAATGCCAGGATTGTTATGTTTACTCAAAAATTGTTCTAAATCTTGAACAGAGTCTTTATAATAAGCTTGAATAGTTTTGTAAACTAAAATATTATCCTTTGAATTAAATTCATTGATAAGTTCATCTGTAATAACATTTATTTTCTCTTTTGATAAATAATTTTCGGCATCTATTAATATTTTATTATTATTCTTTTCTGCTATTTTACATATATCTAAACAGTTTTCATAAGTTTTTTCTATATTAGGTAATCCTAAACCAGTCGGTTTTAAAGATATAAAACTGTATTTAAAATGAGATACACATTTTTTATTTTCTTTTGTAAAATTGCCTTTTTCACCAACATAATCTATAATCGGCTTATATTTTAATTTTTGAATTCTTCTACCAAGAGAAGTTAAAGATCTTCCTCCGATAAATCTAGAAAACATAGAAGTAAATACTATTACCAAATATTTTATTTCAAATATTTTATTTCAAATATTTTATTTCAAATAAAGGATAAATAAAATGTAGATTAAGAATGGGTGATTCTTGAGATTATTGAGATTCTAAATAATACATACAACAATGTATGTAATAAATTATGAAAAACAATATAGGTAGACCAAATGTTAAACTTATTGAAACACTATGAAAAACGTAAAGAATATAATTATTATTTAGCACATTATGGTAATCAATGCCAAATGTTTTCTGTGATACAATGCAAAATCCAATAATTACAAATATTAACCACAACATAAATCGAACGATGCCTAACCAAATAAACTTGTAGTCTTTAAAATACATATTAAAGAGACCAGTGCTGCTGACAAAAGTTCGACAACCCATATTATTTATAATACCTTTTTTAATTATTTTAAAGATTAAAATAGAATCAATTGCTGTATAAATGGTTCTAATAGAATTAAAAATAAATATTGACATGTAATTTTTGTTCTCATAAGCTTTTGTTCCAATGCCAATTAATACAGTTGTCAATGGTAAAATAATCATCAAATACTGCATCATATAATAAACAGATATCATAAATTGCTCACTTATATACAAGTTTTTAAAATTTTCATTGTATAATTCTTTATCAGATTTCTTTCCAACATCTTCATAATTTAATGGCAATGATTCGTTGTTGCTAAATGATAAAGTATTTTGTTGCTTAGACATGTTGTATTGTTGCTTAGACATGTTGTGATGAAGATATAATAATGAATATAATAAGTCAATTTTTATGAAGTCAATACTATTACCAAATATTTTATTTCAAATATTTTATTTCAAACAAAGGATAAATAAAATTTAGATTAAGAATTGGTAGATTTTTGAGATTCTAGAGATTCTATACAATGTATGTGATAAATCATGAAAAACAATATAGGTAGACCAAGTGTTAAACTTATTGAAATAATATGAAAAATGTAAAGAATATTATTATTCATCACATTCTGGTAATCCATACCGAATGTTTTCTGTGATACAATGCAAAATCCAATAATTATAAATGTTAACCACAATAAAAATCGAATAACACCTAGCCAAATAAACTTGTAGTCTTTATAATACATATCAAAGATATCATATATAACAAAAAATTGACGACCCATATTATTTATAATACTTTTTTTAACCATTTTTAAGATTAAAATAGATTCAATTGTTGCATAAATGGATCTAATAATATTAAAAATGAAGATTAACATGTAATCTTTATTTTCATAAGCTTTTGTTCCAATGCCAATTAATACAGTTGTCAATGGTAAAATAATCATTAAATACTGCATTATATAATAAGCAGATGTCATAAATTGCTCACCTACACGCAAGCTTTTAAAATTTTCATTGTATAATTCTTTATTAGATTTTTTTCCAACTTCTTCATCATTTGGCAGTGATTCTTTGTTGTCGAATGATAAAGTTTTTTGTTGCTTAGACATGTGTTTTTAGATATAATAATTAATATAATAAATCAATTTTTTATGAAGTAAATACTATTACCAAATATTTTATTTCAAATAAAGGAAAAATTAAACGAATTGTTTTATAAATAAATTTTTACAGAGGATGATAAATAGCTAGATAAAATATAAAAAATAATATAGGTAGAGCAAATGTTAAACTTGTTGAAACACTATGAAAAACGTAAAGAATATAATTATTATTCAGCACATTATGGTAATCAATACCAAATGTTTTCTGTGATACAATGCAAAATCCAATAATTACAAATATTAACCACAATGTAAATCGAATAATACCTAACCAAATAAACTTGTAGTTATTAGAATACATATTAAATAGACCCGTACTGCTGACAAAAGTTCGACAACCCATATTATTTATAATACCTTTTTTAATCATTTTTAAAATTAAAATAGAATCAATTGCTGTATAAATGGTTCTAATAATATTAAAAATTAAAATTGACATGTAATTTTTGTTCTCATAAGCTTTTGTTCCAATGCCAATTAATACAGTTGTCAATGGTAAAATAATCATCAAATACTGCATCATATAATAAACAGATATCATAAATTGCTCATTAATATACAAGCTTTTAAAAT